CTTGGCTGCTGTTATAACGTCAATAGACAGAACAAAACACATGATGCTTTCAAAATCATGATTAAAATGCATAAAATGAAATTGAAAATGGATGAAGAACTAGAAAGGAGGAACCCACAGCAGAAGTCCAATCATATTATGGGAATCCACACATTCGAAGATGATCTAAATCACTGCAAATCAACCAGCCATGAATCACATTACCACTCTCGGAGGGCTGTATCAATAGGTGCGTGTCTTGTGCAGGAGAAAATTGAGATGAAATTTGGAGAGAAGGCAAAGAAATTGCTTAATAGGACTCTCTCGGAATTTGCCACTTTCAAAGCCTCAGTCTGGGAGATAAGAGATCAGTTGGATAAGGATAAATCAATGCAATGGAAGACACTTGGTGAGAGATCAAAATGTATTGCATTTGTGACACAACTGGCCAATCTTGGGATGCTGACAGTTAGAGATGTTTTAATAGCGGAATTGACAACGAAAGGTGGATTTGTTGACATAGTGATTCAGATTTTCAAGAAGAATCAATGGGGAGGTACTCGGGAAATCTTAATATTGCGCATGATTGCCAGAATTATCATCAACTTTGTTGAGACTCTCTCAAGACAGATATGTGAAATGGATGAGAGAGAAATGCTGACAGAAGGAAGGAACAAGCAAGTGTACATGAAACAAGATCATGATAGCGTTCTGAAAGCATTCCCAAGAGAAAAGGATTTACTGATCATTAAGAATTCTGATGACATGTCAACGTGGTGTCAAAAGTTTATTCCAACAATATTTCTACCCATTTTTAAGACCGGTAAGCATGATCCACTCAGCTCTAAGATTTGTGAGTCTGTTATCATGTCACATTGTGATAAAAGAGTTGAGCTTCCCAAAGAATTGGTGAGAATGTGGGACAAATATCCAGATAAAGAGCATGGGAATCATTTAGATGTTCTAAAGCAGAATTATTTGAAATTTGGTAAAACCTCAATAACACTAACGTCAGACATGGGACAAGGGATATTTCACTATACTAGTTCTGCACTTGCTTTGGGTTGTGATTCATTTGAATGGGCTCTTTTTGAAAGATGGAGAAAACTCAATCTGTATCCAAAAGCCATTGAAAGAAGAACGAGGCTAAGCTCAGATGATAAGGGTCAGATCATAGCTATTGATCCCAGCATTGCAAGCGCAGGTCTACAGTACACTGCACTCTGCCTATGTGCTGAGTGGTCAAGGAAGCTGCATGCGATGGATTTATCTCCAAAAGCAACTACTGGTCACTTTGTCTATGAATTCAATTCGACTTTCATGCTAAACACGATGTCACTGACTCCTCTTGTAAAATTTTCGCTTGCTGCTTGCTCAGTCATAAAAACTGACTCTTTCACTGATGCTGTAGCTGAGAGCTTCTCAAGGATACGACAGTTGTATGAAAATGGAGCATGTCTGGATGACATTCAGTATGCTCACGAACTTAATGCCAGTCATCTTGAAATGATTTTTGGTTCATATGATGGAGGTCCAACGGATCCAGCTATCATCCTAGGTGGCCACAGATCAGAGTATCCATATGATCTCGGAGTGTATCCTATAATGAGACCTGAATTAACAGTCGCACTTGGACCAGAGTATTATAACTATTGTGTTTCAAAAACACCATCAGGAAAGAAAAACCTAGGATTATGTTATGGTGAAAACAAGATTGAAAATCTGATTGAATATGAGGATTCACCAGAGGAATTTGCTCATTACCTTTCATTCTTTAAGAAAGAACCACTGAGGATCCCACAGGGCTTTGTAAGTCAGCTGCAGCTGATGAAGAAGAAAGTTGGATTTGATTTTGACTTATTGAAAGACAAGTTGGCATTTGATCATTTGTTCACAATGAGAGACGAGGCAACTCCACAGGAATTGAAATACAAAATTTTCATGAAATTGATGGGCAGAGGAGCTAGATTAGCTTTCAAAAGGACATCTGAGGCAATATATTATGGAAGAGCTGGTGCTTTCCGAACTGGG